GAAGATAAAGTAATATCAAAATTATTAGTATAGTTATTATTCTTATAACCTTTTAAACTATTTGAGAATATGTTCTCTCTGTCTTTAAAAAATGAAATATCAATAGGAGTATCTTGATCTTCTGTTCTTACATATATCTCTTTACTACCTGAACTACCTACATATACACTAGATAGACTCGAACTTACACCATAACTAATAGTTCCATCTAAATTTAATTTAGCATATATATCTTGCGAAGAGAGTGATATTTTATCTAACTCAACATACTCGAAAGAAGATAACGTCGGTAAGTAGTTTCTTTCATATACAGAAAAATACTTCTTTAATGAATTAAACTTATTTGGAGATAGATTGAAATAATTTTCAACATCACTACCTGAAACGCTATAATATATATCTTGAAAATCTTGATAAAAAGGTGTTTGTGATGTAACAGTAATAGGACCAGATATTTCGCTTGCAGATAAGACTAAAGCAGGTTTAGTAGCTGCTATATCGCCTGGAGGCATACTTAGTGAAAAGGTATTAGTTATATAATCTTTAATATGAACTGAATCACTATAAGAAGCTAAAATAGAATTATTTTTACAGTCACGTATAATCATACGTACCGTATATTCACCGGGATATTCGTATACATGAGAACTGCTTATAGCAGTTCCAAAAGTACCGTCACCAAAATCAAAAGTTATTTCTCGATTATTTAGTGGTATCTCCCTACTCTCATCTTCAGGTATACGCGCTTTAAAAGTAAGAGGAGTAATATCAAGATTATAAGAAGATAGCTTAGCTTCTCCTTTATAATCTATGACATCAAAAATAGCATAGTCTGTTTTTATATTACTCATCTACAACTTTAATACGATTCGTTAAGGATAGTGGAGAATATAAGTACGGAAACTTAAAGTATGGTAAAGTAACATCTTGATTAACTAACGTTATATCACTTGTTTCGTACTGAGGATTAAATGTTAAAAAAGAAACGGTATCTATACTAGCACCTGTAGTTTCGTTTCTTGTATATATTCTTTTTACTCCCTCTAATGAAAGTATATCATTGCTCAGTTCATTTAAATTAATGGTTTGCCCTAATTTATTATTAGAAGGATCAAAAAATGATCTTATTAAATTAGCTGCTCTACTACTTAAAGTATTTTTATTAATCTTGTTATTAAGCTCTCTAACAATATATAAACTAGTTTCATTTAGTAAATTTAAATCTAAATCAGATGAATTAGTAAATCCTAAACCATAAGCCATATAAATTGGGTCTCTTGGTACAACAGTATTTGAAACCATCTTTCTTTCTTTACACGTCTCAACAATTAAATTTTTAAATGATTCGGAAAGATAAGGGGGAAAGAATTTATCTTGAGTAACAGTGAACTTTGGTGCGCAAAAAATATTAATATTGTTAAAATCACAAGCATCAGCGAAGTTAATTTGATTTATAAGCACTCTATTTACCTTATTAGGATCAACACATATATCATAAAAATATTGTATATATTCATTAATATACGAATCGTTATTTACTACTGATATACTGTTTAATACGTTAGCTAGATTCTTTTCTAAAAATGCCTCATAATCAGATTCGTTGACTAAGCGTAGTTGTGAAGAAAAGGCTTTAGGAGCATTTTTTCTTATCTCATCTACTGTTTCTTCATCTGAAAGAGAGGTTGAATTTTGAGGATTATTAATAGATAATAAAGAAGAATTAGAACTATCTATAAATGTTGTTTCATTTTTATTTGCGAACGTATCGTTAAAAATTTGTCTTTGTCTTAAAGAATCATATACAAATAACTTACCTCCATTTATTACGTTTTTGCTTATAATACCCTCAGTATTATCTGATTGAATGTAATTAATAGAAACTATATCTCCAGCGTTTAATTTCTTTCCAAAAACACCACTTCCAAACTTTATTTCATAAAACCCGTTTTCGTTTAAACGTCTCTCATATACTCTATCAGTGGAATCGGAAAGGTATAAACTATCTACTTCCTTATAAAGATAATATGTGTTACTATCCGCTTCTTTTATATAAACATCAATAGTATTATCAGCTATAAATTTTTCTACTTGATTATCAATTATATTTTTTACTACAATAGGAACCAACTCAAATTCTTCTCCTTGCGCGGTATAATCTGGATATTCCTTTATAGAGCCTTGGTATAAAATTACCGAATCATTTAAACTCTTTAAAGTTTGACTTCCCGCTTCAGTTTTATTAAAAGAGTAATCATCAATAAAATTGTATTGAAATCCATCAGCTAAGAAGTAAGAATTTTTTCTTATAGTGTAATTTGCTATAGGCATACTAGCTGAGCCTACAGCGTTTATGGGTACTATAGAAGTTTGCTTACCAGCTGGTTTATAACCAATAAGCTTAACTATCTTATTCATATTCTCATAGATAGAAGCTTGATCAAAATTAACCTCTGAAGCAGTTTGATTTAAATAGAATAATAGTACATGGTAAGAATAAGCTATGATATCTATAACTGCAGCTAAGTTACTACCATCGTAATTCTGATCTGTAAACTTTTCGTTCGTATTGAGTCTGTTTACTATATAGTCTTTTAAACTCACCGCGTCAAAGGCCACATAAGCATTCTGCGGTAAGCTAAAATCTAAAAATTCGTTATCTTTGTTATTAGGAGTAGCCATAATTAAAATATAATATATCCGTTGTTATTTAATACCGATCTCACTGAGATCCCATATACATCTAAAGAAGGGACGTTTATTTGTAAATTTATTCTATATTCATTATCATCTGGGTTTGGAATTACACTTACACCTTCTATTTCGACTCTTGGTTCCATTAAAGGTAATCTATTTTGTATATCATCTTTAATGGCAAATGCGCTAAAATCACTTATAGGTTCAAATAAATATCTTCTTAAATCTAAACCAAATTCAGGACTTAATATTTTTTGCCCAGGCGCTGTAAGAAAAATATTGGCTATACTATTAAGAACAGCATTCTCATCATATAAACCTTGTGCGTCTTTTAGTATAGTAGATTTATTAAACTGCTTATTGTAGTAAACAGATGTTTCAAGATCCAAAAATAAATCTTTATAAAGATACCCTTGTTTTAGCGAATTACCATCTAAATTACTAACTGAGGTATCTGTTAATTTTATCAAAGCCATTTATTATATTTAATGTAGCATATTCATATTAAGGAACTATAATATAATTAGATATGAAGATTGTCGGAAAACTTATCACCGAAGTAGAAGTTGATCATAAAGATCTAGGCAAAGCTCTTAAACGGGCTATTTTTATTGAACTTGATCTACCTCGTTATAATCCAGTCCATCATGATGGTATTTCTTTTATTGAAACTGTCGATGCGCATACTTCTCATAGATTTGAATATGAGAAACCAGTAAAGCTCGCAAGTAAAGAGGATATTAAAGTATTTGAAGCGCTTAATACTGTAAAAGAATTTTTAGATAACGTGTGATTCTATACAAGTTGGCATAAATAATCATATGGCCGATAAAAAGTTTGTAAGTTTGCATGAATCTTATATGAGAAGGTATGAGCGTGGAGGCTTTCTTGTAGGAGATGTTTTTAAGTTCAATGATAACTTTAAAAATTCAGATGAGTTTAAATCTTTAGGTACTAATACACAAGAACTTTTGCAGCAAATGATCGATTCTGGTCAGCATGTAAGAGTTGTAGGTATCAAAGACACAACATCAGCGCGCTATCCTGCTAATGCAGATACTACTACCTTAGATGTAGTATTAGATTTGGCTCTCGACGATGGAGGGGGACGATATTCACATCATGTATCTATTCCTAGTAACTTGGGACAGTCAGAAGAATTTTATCCAAACTTACCTCCTATTCCTGATGTATTTAAGAGAAAGAGTAATGTTGTTATTAAGCCTGAAGAAGCTGAAACAACACAAGCTCCAGAAGCTAGAGATGGTAACTCAGAAAGAACGTTGCCTGATAGTAATGTAGATATTCCATCAGATGCAGTTACTCCTTCCTCAGCTGCTACCTCATACACACACCAATATCTTGGAGATTTAACTAAAGGGCCTAGTGCTTATTAAATAATAATATGAAACGACATTCAGATTCACTCCTGCTTGAGCAAGCTTATCAAGCAACCCAACTAAAAGAAAATTTTTCTAATTTAACAGTAGATCAAGTACGGTTAGTAATAGAAAATGCTACTTCTATGGAGTTAGAAGTTTTAGAGGAGCTGTTAGGTAAAATTCGCAATGCTGCATCTGGTGTTGGAAATGTATTGAAAGCCGGTAAAGAGGCTATTCAAGGAGCCGCTACAAATGCAGTAGCTGGTGCTAAGGATGTCGCTGCTGGAGTTGGTGCTGGTGCAAAAGCTGCAGCAGGTCAAGTTAAGGATAACGTCAAGGGTATGTATAAAGCTGGTGTAGATAAGAATGAAGCAGCAAAGCGAAAGTCTCAACTTTTGAATCACGTTGCTCAATTAGAAGATCTTTTTGCAGCACATATTGAAGCGTCACCTGACTCAAGATTAAAGAAAACAAAACTTAACGATATTACTATAAAGCAGCTTAAACTCGCAATAGGAGCAACTGCATCAGCTAAAGCACAAGCTGCTACTAAAGCCCGACTAGGCGGGTTCATGGGTCAAGCAGGAGCTGCATTCCAAAAAGGTTACGAGAAAGAGCAAAAGGCTCGCAAAGGAGAGTAACTCCTATATACATTTTTCTAGATTTACTAGACACGCAAAAGCGTTTATCTCTTTATCTACTACAAAAGCGCTCTTATACAAATGATCAGCTATATTAGCTATAAAAGCTTTCTTTTGATCATCTTGTAGATTAGTATTATAGATATAGTTTAAGAAGTTAGCTAGCAAAGTATCATAGTCACCTTGAAATCTATCTTCATTCTCAATTAGGTACTTTCTAGCTTCAAGACTCTTCTTACCTACTATTTTTTTGTAGACAGTTTCGAGCAGCTCGTTATCGCTATTAATGCTAGCAATACACAGCTCTGAATCAATAACGTTTTTCTGGAGCTCATTAATCGCTTTCCGTAAGTCCGGGAAGAATCTCTTGACCAACTGTACGAATTTTTTCTTTTGTTCTTCGGATATTTTAACTTTTTCATTTTTAAGGATATAATAACAACGCTTTACAGCTAACTCTAGTACTGGTTTAATATCTAAAGCCTGACATCTAGATTGCAAGGCAGGTATAATCTTATGCTTGTAGTTAGCAGTAAGAATAAACCTACAATACTTAGCGAACGTCTCCATAGTATTACGCAATGCAGCTTGCGCCTGAGGAGTGAGTCCATCAGCTTCATCTAAGATTACAACCTTTACCCCACCATCAAATGACTTAGTTTGCGCAAAGTTAGTAATGTTATGTCTGATAGTATCGATACCAGACTCATCAGAAGCATTAATATAAAGGTAATTACATCCGAGTATATCGTTAACAATAACTCTTGCAAGCGTGGTCTTACCTGTACCAGGATTACCAACAAAGAGAAGATTAGGAATTTCATTTTTAAACTCTTTAACAATATTAAGAGTACGTTCATCTAAGATAATATCATCAAGCTTAGCCGGACGATACTTTTCAACCCAAATTTTATCAAAATCAATCATAATTATTTACCAGAAGAACCAAATCCTTTTTCACCTCGAACAGATTCTACAATCTCGCCTTCTGAAACTTCAACAGGGTAGTTTCTATAAACTACAAATTGAGCGATTCTATCTCCAGCTTTAACTTCATAATCTTTATCGGTATTATTATACAACTTAATCCCGGCATCTCCACGGTAACCTTGATCAATAATACCAGGGTGAGGTATAATACCATGCTTAAACCCTAAACCTGAACGACCTTCAACCTTTACCCAGAATCCGAGATCAATAAAAGCAAACTTTAATCCCACATCTACTACTGCAGAGCCTCGTGCGGGTATAACTTTATCTTCAACTGATGTAACATCTAAGCCTGTATCCGATTCATTATTTTTTGAAGGGGTTACAGCTTTATCATTAGTCTTTTTAAACCTAACTACCATATACGTATGATAATATATTATGTAAAATTTTCAAGTGGTGATTAAATATATGTATGGCTGAAGAATTAGACGAAGCTGTTAATGATATTATTAACCAATTAAAGAGTAATAATAAAATGGCAAAAGCTCCTGTAGATGAAAGTGTCCTGGATAAGGATGATCTAGAGGACTTTCTTATTCAAAATTCTGGCAAACTTATCAAAAAGTCTTTGACTATAGTAGATAACGTTAATGATTATATATCTTCTGCTCCTGAAAATAGAGATGTAGCTGCTTTGGCTGAATTAATTAAAGCTTCTTCATCAGCTATCGATACGCTTAACCGTCTTCATACTGCTAAAGAAAGAAACGAAACACAAGTAGCAGTAAAGCAGTTAGATGTTGAAAGTAAGGAAAGACTTAATTTAGCTGATAATCAAACTAAGATGCTGTTATCAAGAGACGATATAATGAAAGCGTTGGTTGATAAGGATGAAGGTGTTATTGATGTTTAGAAGTCAAGATCTTTACATTCCTCATCATCTTCACAAAGATCCTTCTTAACTATAAGATCCTTCTTAACTATAGCTATATCAGCAGCTAGTAAATCTTCTTCTGATATATCATCTATACTATCTACAAACGTTTGCTCTGTTCTACCTGCAGGTCCTCCAAATAGACCATTAATAGTATATAGATCATATACTCCATCACCTACTTGCATTTGTAATTCATAAGTTTGGTCGTTTTCAATAGGAAATCCAAGAATATTAGTTAACGCATTTTGACACTTTTCTTTTATTATTCTATTCTTTACAGCGTATTCTGTTCTATCTAATGAAATTAAAAGTCTATTTACACCATTCAATATGCTAAATGCTTGACTGCCTTCTAGATAGAAAATATTAACAAATTTTCTAAATTCAAATAATTTATACGCCGCTGGTCCTATAGCCTGTCTTATAGAATCAAATATATTATTTGATATATCTTTTAAAGTATTAAAGAATGGGATATCCTTTAAATTAAAATTACCTGAAGCAAAGTTAGTAAATCCTTTAGAGAATTCATTATTAACTCTTAATTGAGGTAATTTATCAATAAACGGAAGAGTGTTATCATTATATACGCTTTGCTCAAAATTATAGTTAAATATGTTTTGTGTTACTCTTGAACCTTCATTCATTACATCTTGTGTATATGGAGCTAGTTTATTATATAAGTCTACTGCTGTATAAACAGGTTCTAGACCATATACAGTAGTAGCCATATTACTTCTTACAGCATTACCTATAGTTCCCATACCATCATTTACTGAAGCTAAAAGATTTAAATCCTGTCCAGATGCTAATCTTGATAAATCATAGGCAGCACATGCAAACGGACCATTTAAAAGCTGTCTTAAATAATATAAAATAGTGCATTCATCTAATTTTAATAAACCTTCAGCTGAAGCTAACATACCCATAAACTTTTGCAACTGATCGAGTCCTAGTTCAAAAATTTGTAGAAAATTTTCCATAAAATCTAATTCAGATTCAGAAAAATTATGCATAAAGTTACCTTGAAGGTTACCATCACAATCTCGTACTATAAGATTTTCAAATTGCTCTTTACTTACAAAAAGAGATCTTAATACTTGAGCTTTAATGTTAAAGAAGCCATTTACATCATCAACTAAATTGTTTACTAATTGATCAACACAAGCAGATCCTCCACCAACAATACCTCTAAATTTCGGAGCTTCAACTACCATTTCATCTAACATAGGCGCATCTTGTGTACCTATCACTGTTGATTCTCCTAAATCTCCATAATGCTCTGACATAATATTATTTATTATTAAACCAATCCACTGCCATAATTACCACCACCGGGATAATCTAACCCACTACCAGTAGGTTGACGCATTTGTTGTTCTATTAAATTTGGATCTATTGATGCATCATCACCGCGTCTATCTATATCAGGTCCTATGTACGGCTTAATACATGTTATATGATTTTGATATCTATTTCTTACAAACTTATGGTGTACGTTAGTTACAAACCACTTACCTAAAAGCTTACCATCTAATTTATTTTCTTCTTCAGAAAATTTTACTATATCAAAAAATATACCAGGCTTTCTTGCTGTATCACCTAATAAGCTAAAATTAAGCTGTAAATTATAAAAGGTTAAATTTGAAACCATTTGTGCTTTTACTATACTAACACTATCATCTCTATCGAATTGCGGAATAGAATAGTTTTTTATTGGTCTATTTGCATTTGAATTAAAATTTAAATAAGATTTAGCCACACCGCCAAGTAGTTTAAAAGATCGAATAAAATCTTCTTCCCATAATTTTTTTGTTTCTTCAATAGTTATTTTAGTAACAGCATTTACTCCAGTAAATTTGTCGTAAGTAGATACCATATAGTTGGTAAAATATGAATTTGTATAAAATGTATAAGGAGTTGAAAGTTCAGTATTTTTTAATGTACCAGAGTATTCATTAAATTTTATACTGTCATTAGAAAATGGATTATTTTTATTAGCTGTGGTTACATAACTACTATCCATTTTACTAGAAGCATGTGTCAAATCACCTAATGCAAACGCTTCAGTAGTTAAATCTATATTAGAATTAAAATAAACATTTAACGGCTTTAAAGTATATTTTTTAATTGATCTATCAAATTGTAATATAGTTTGTACTGGTAACCCGTTTGAAGTTTCAACATAATTAAATCTTAGAAGATATTTAAGTACATCAGAATATTTCCAATTTACTCCACATCTTACTCTTTGCATATTTGAAACTAAATTATTACCTTGAGTTTTATTAAGTGAGTGGCTACCTGGATCCCAATTTAATTCATCAACTATATCTTCCCCTAACACCTCTTTTAATATTTCATCTTTAATAATATCTCCTATTAATTTATTAGTATCAGAGTTAGGAAAACATACATCATATGGTACTTCTTGATTAAGCTTATAGTAGTTATAGTCTATAAGTTTAAAAGTTTTAAAATTATTAGATCTATCAGTTTTTGATACACTGTTACTCTCTGAAGTAATAACAAAAGTATATTCTAACCTTATCTTGTCTAAGTTAGTATTTTCTTGATCAACATAATCGTAAAATCTTATATGTAAATAATCTTTACCGGTACCATCTACATTATGATTTTCATCAAAATAATCAAATGGATTATTAATAGTTATAGAACCAGATGTAAAGGGCTCTAATAATGATTCATCTATATCGAGTTGTAATATGGACGTCTGAGTTAACATTAACCCTTGCGTACTTTCAAATGCTTTATCAGCATCTTCGTTACTAGTAACTAAAAACTGACACCAAAACTCAGCCCCGTTAAGCTTAAATTTAAATGCATCGTCACTTCTTTTATTACTTAAAGACATTAAAAGTGTTTGTTGTTAAATACAGTAGCTTGCGTCATTTGCTGATATAGTACACCTCTCATATCAGGGATAATATATTCTAGCTGCTGACCGCCTTCTGCAAAGAAACTATTACCAATAGTTTTCTTATTCAACAAATATATAATCCACCAGCTGTGAATATCACCGTAAATGTTATATGAAGTAATTGTTAATGGTTCTTTAGCTAAAACATTATACGTATCTAGAATACTACCATCAACATTATCTGGCATTTCAATTTTATTTAAGAGATTATAAAAGTAGAACTCTTTACCGTTATTTTGTTGAGAGTATATTTTAAATATTCGTTCATAACGGTTGATAGGTAAGCTGGGTAATCCATTTACCTGATCTTGATATTGTCCTGTTTTTCCTGTTAAACTCATATACTTATTTAATTGCTCCTAGGATCGCGGAAATTGTTCCGCTGTCCTTAGTCTCGATGGAATACTGCTTCTTATTTGGGCTGCTCTTTCGTAATTACCGGCCGCCTCAGCGTCACGCGCTTGTTTTTCTGATTTTTGCTCCATTTGAAAATTAAATTTATCTATCTTTCTCTGGTGTTCATCTCGAGCTCGGCCTTCATTTTGTTGTTGTTTTAACTTCTCTTCTTGATCAGCTCTATAATCAGCAATCTCTGATTCAAAATTTCCTCTATCAGAAGAATAACCTGCAAAACCATCACTGAATTGTGATATTTCATCAACAAAGTTTGATGGTTCAAGTGTAAGTGATTTGAAATTAAAATCACAAACATAAGCTTCAGGAACAATTATTTCTCCAGAGCCTTTTTTGTAAATTTTTCTTCTACTACCAAGCATACTTACTTGAAAATTCTCTAAGCTAGCCCATTGTATGAAACGCACGCCAGGTATTACTAAATTATATATAGCAGGAAAATTCATTCCAATAGGTCCTCTTCTAAAAGGTCTATTTAGTTTTGTAAAGTTAGTAATAAAATTATAATTAAGATCGAATCCATCATCATTTAAAGTATTAGAAAGAGTAAAGCTTATTTGCACTCCACTGTCTGTATTACTATATTGATAAAATTGAGGCGTTTCTATATACGTTCCAGGAGCGCCTACAGTTTGAGTACCCGGATTAAATTTCATATCGGTACCTAACACCTTATTCATCCCTTTCATAGCCATATTAGTACCTTTGGTTACCACATCCTGAAGTGCCATTCCACCTATATTAACATCTCCTAATGCTCTACCTGTCGCTACAGCACCTCCTACTAAACTTTCAGCAGCACCGCCCGCTCCCATAATCATATCACCACCGAGCATTTGAGCGTTTCTTTGACTTATAGGTGAAAATGTATTATCAAATTCAGTACTAAATGATCTCATTTCATCTGAAAAGAAAGGAAAACTAAATCTAGCCAGCGGTGTTCTAGCAACACTATAAAGACCTTTATAGAAATCTAATCCAGGGTTATTACTATCTTTATATGAATTAGAACTATTTCTAGGCGAGAAAACATTCATATAACCATCAATAAATTGCTTGAGTTGAGAATATTTTAATTCATATGCAGTAATATAAGCAGAAGGGGCCTCATCTCTTAATTTTCTATTTCTTGGAACAGAGGTCCAGTCATAATTTTTTACAATATCAAACGACCCAGGGGTTTGGGAATTTTGTCTTATACCTTCGTATGGGTCAGGTGATGCCATAATAATATTTAAGCGTTAAACTACGCTAGACTGTATGTTGAATTATTATATTTTACCCTACTATCAACATAGTTAGGACCACTTACGTCACCTTGCATACTATCATTATGGCTTGGTTGAGATACTACTGTTGATGGGGTAGGAGTACCTTGACCAGTTACCATTTTTGCTGTTAATTGAACTAACTGAGCAAGATATTGATTTGATTTTTGTATCTCTGAAGTAACTGCTCTATCAAAAACATCTCTAACTACAACTCCTTCACTTGTACTACCTTTAATCATTTTAGCTAGAGCACCAACTTCTTTCATTCCCATTCCCACCACATCATCTTCGCTTGTACCACCTTTAATCATTTTAGCTAGAGCACCACCTTCTTTCATTCCCATCACATCATCTTCGCTGTTGAAAGGTATAATTTTGTCTCCTCTAACCATAAAATCATCCAAATTTACAAAGGGAATTAAATTGAGAGCGCCCTTACCAAAATCTAATGCTCCATCTTTTAATCCACCTCCAAAGTCTTTTACTCCCTTTACTATGTTATCCACGCCTTCAGTAATAAACTCAAATATTGAACTTATCGTATCTTTAAACATTTGAACAAATTTATCAGTTATAGTTTGAAAGAAGGCGCCAGGGCTACTAAGATCAATACCCTGGCCCTCTAAAAACGCCGCGGCTCCCATACCACCTTTTACTGCTGCATTAGCTAAGAAATCAATCACCCCTGCTATAGGACCTAGACCAGTTCTAAAGTGCTCAGCTGCAGCTGCAAAATCTCCTCTAAAGATAGCAGCATAACCTTTACCCATTTCGATAACATTTTTTATACCAGGAAGATTCAAAGCAAATTCTTTTATTTTATCCCACATGCTAAATCCTTCCCCCTCTATTTTTTCTTCTTCACCCTCTCCAGTCTCATTTAAATCACTTAACAATAAGTAACCATCAATTAATAAAGAAGCTATATTAGTAACACCAAAAGGCAGTAAATTTAGAATACCTGAAAGAAATTCAAGTATTGCTTTCATATAATCACCTTCTTTCCATCTTGCTATACCGAAACCAAAACTAAATAGCGAACCTACAACTGGAATAAATCTACCAAATTTCAATAGTTTAGGTCCTATAATTTTGGCTATTCCTCCAAACATTTTCATAAGCTTTCCTCCCTTCATAGCTTTAAAAAAGCCTCCTGCAAATTTGCCCATAGGCTTTAAAATTTTAGGTAGAGTTTTAGATACAAACTCTCCTACCGGTCCTAAAAAATCAGATATCCATGCAGCAAAAGCTGCTATACCAGCTCCTAATGCTAACAATAATGGTAATTTAGGTGGTTTATTTTTTTCCCCCTGTACCATACCTGAAACTTTACTAGCAGGGGTATCTTGTACTGTTTTGGTTTCCCCAAATGTATCAGGTTTGCTTTTCTCTTGTACGTTTACCAGAGTTTCAGCAAATATAGTAGCCTCGTTCTTTAATCTTCTTTTTTCGTTCGAAGTAAGAACAGGGTTAACTTTTTTAATTATGTTTTTAGATATAGATTCTTTAGCAGTTTCACCAGAAAATGCTGCACCTAATTTATTTATGAAGTTATCTGCCACATGTATATTTATGCGCTAACTGTAGCATCAAACAAACTCGCATCTACTACTATTGAAGACTCGTCATTAGTTAAGATTTTTTTATCGTATTTAGTTACCTGAGCTAAGAAATTCGTTATGTTTTCATATAGCTCTAAAGGTAGCTGCTCAATAATTTTAACTCTATCAGCTACTTTTAAATCATTAAATACAACTTCTTCTTCATCAACTGAAACTGATTCAATTACCTTTATAATTTCAAAGATATAAATTAATCCCATAGCATCTGATAAGCTTTCTGATTTTAAATTTTCTATCTCAGAAATACACTTCTTGAGTACTACGTTCTCGTCTTTTAAAGTAGGTAACTTTAACTTAACATTAATTGAATCTATACTTACATCTTTAGTTAATTCAAATTTAGGAGTGTTGGTTGCTTTACTTAAGTAATCATCTATAGATACCGTGTTACCGTTACTATCTTTAATTTTACTACCTAATGATTCTTGTCTTAGAGCTAATATAGCTGGTATCCTATCAAACGTATAAAAAGTATCTCCGTCGACATTATCAATGATTACATCATTTATTGCTTTAGAAAATTGTAATGCACCAACTACACCATTAACTGCAGTAGATATAATATCTTTTTGTTGCTTTAAATTTATCTGTGTAGCATTAACTTTCTTTCCGGCTGATGGAATATAAATCTTAAAATTTTTCTTTAACTCAGTTAACTTAGAGATAAAGTCTTTAGTGTTAGACATACTATTATTTAACTGTTATTTTATTTTTGCAACTTTATCTTTTTCTTCGTCGTTCTCTCTTCTATACAATTCGATATAATCTAACACATCTACAAATGTGCTGTTAGCTATAAACGTTGCATCTCTCATCCTTTTACTCAAAACAAATAAGTACTCCCTATATGTATTAGCATCTATACATTTGTATAACGTATTAAGAAACGCAAAGGGAGTAGAGTTTAAGAAGTTTATTTCAACATCAGAGTCTTCAAATAAATTAAATACTAACGCTCTTTTTTTAGTATAGTAAAAGTCAGTTATAGTTTTTAATACCTGTGCTGGAAGTGAATTAGTAATTAAGTTATATTCCTCTACTGTTACTTTATGGAGATCTATTATCTCGTTATCAATTTCAATAGTTTGTATTATTTTAAATAAGTTATCAGATGATACTATAAATTCTGAAGGGTAGTCTAAAACTAATTTTATATTATCTACTATAACTTCTTCCCTAATATCTAATATCTCATTAAAAGTTTTAAGAATAAAATCTATACCTACTTCTTTTTCTCTACCATTAATATTAATATTAATTGATTGCTTAATGCATCGTTCTCTTAGTTTAACTAAAGCTAGAAACTTTTCTAATACATTTAAATTTTTAGTTATTATAAACGAATTAAAAAATTCTGCCCTTGCTTCAACAGGCTTGTCATAAAAGAACTCTCTTACATCTCTATACAAAAATTCTTTTACAGCTACACTTTTCCCGTTAGGAAGCTGAAACACGTGGTTCATGTTTATAATTATAAGTTAAGCAAAGAAAGGTAAACTAGGACCTGTTATATTTAAAGGCTTATACTCTTTGAAAGCAAACGTTACTGATGCTTCTTTAAACTCTTCATCATTATAGCTTAGATTATAGCCTTCTACATTAGTAGGAAAAACATCTATAAATTTATAGCCTTTCCTTAACTGCATCCGGTTATTATATTGCTTCAAAGTAACATTGCATAATAGATTTCTATTAATTAGTCCATCTATACCTAAGGCTATCATCCAAGGCCTAAAAAAGCCATGTTCAATATCATCTTGTGTATCTATAAAGTTTATTGCCAAGTTTTTTGTTAAAAAATCGGTTCTTTTATTAAGAGCGAATCCAGGTAAGAACCCACCTAAATTCTGGGAACCTGCAATATCAAATTGAGAATTTTCACTTGGTACTGTAACTGATCTAGCTACTAATACATTACCGTTTCTAGTAAATCGATCCGGTTCAGTAACAGCGCGCCAGTCTTCAGCATCGTTACTATACGCTTTAGCTATTGCTACATTAACATTATCTATTAATACAGAAGAATCATATTCAAATGTTACTTTCCATAAAAATGGATGCGAAAGAAAGAATCTTTCACTATAGCTATAGCCATCTAGGAAGTCAAATGTTTCATACGCCATTAATAATATTTAATCGCGAATGTAATTTAAGATGTGGCAAAGTCTCTATAGAAGTGATAAGCAAAAGTTACTTCGAAGCTTAGAACATCACCAGAACCATCTGCAATATCATAAGTAACATCACTAATGTTTCTAATTGAAGCTCCTACAAGCTCAATATTTCTTACATCGTTAAGTTGTTTATCTACTTGTACTAGATTAATAACTGATTCAGTACCAGGCATTCCATATTCACCAATAGAAGTTTCGTTGTTAAAAACAAGTCTTGAAGCAGCTTCAAATTTAGTTCTTAAAGCACATTCTTCATCATGATAAAATGATATAGTATATCCTCCTGCAGTAGGGTAAGTCGATCTACCTGGAACTTGAAATTCTTGTCCAAAATAGTTAACTACCTTACTGTCAATATTTCTACCTGGTAACGTTGCAGTCTTAGCATAAACTAAATCATTATCACCAACGAAATCGACTCCACCAGTTAATGATATGTTTCTAACTCGAAATAGAAAATCTCTTGAAAATTGATTTTCAGCTGCTTTAGTAAAGAAGTTTTGAATTGTTGTTGCCATAATAATATTTAATAGTTCTTATTGTTTAACCGCCAACTAACTCTTGGAAATTGGCATCTGTTCTTGTAGCATAGAAGTTAACTAAGATAAACTCTGCTGTTCTCGTTGGCTTAAGATAAATATCTACCACAAGCTCA